CTGGCTTGGGTCATTGGGGTTGTGCTAGTTCGTTGTATTCAATTTAAATGGGCAAGTCAAATCCACGTTGAATAAGTTCCTTCTTTAGAATCTCTTTGAATCCAGTTTCATCATATTTGATAACACAGACAGAGCCATTTTGAAGAGGTTCAATATAAGCATTGGTGTTATAAGCTTCAAGTTTATAGTGCTTTGAGGTATGAATTTTTGATAATTCCTCGGTATATTTCTTATTAGAAGTAATTTTTTCTTCAAGGGTTTCCTGGATAATTGGCTTGGCTTTACAGGCCCATTTTAGAGCAGCAGCTAAAGGCTTAGAAAGAACTGTGTTGGGATGGGTAGCCCAATCAATGGCAATTTGTATATCTTCAACAGGAAAATGTTGTGAAAGCCAGACTTTTTCATCGCCAGAGATAGACACTTTTTCAAGGATATCAAAATAAAAAACAGCAGCAGGCTGTTGTTGTTCTTTTATATTTATATCACTTGTATTTATATGGGTGAACTGTGGTTCAGGAGAGGGCGAACTACCGTTCGCTTCGGGACGAACTACAGTGCGTCTCGTAAACATTTTTTTAAAGTCGTTCACAATCCATATATCACGTTTGGTTTGGAATCCACCTTTTTCGATATCAACTTCGATATATCCAGCATCCTTTAATTCAGCTAGCCATTTTTGAATGCAACGAGTTGTTACTTGTTGTTTTTCTGCAAAATGGTCATTAGAAGCCCAACATCTGCCTTCTTGTGAATACATAGATATTCTGGCATAAAGGATTTTGGCCCCCTCATTGAGATTGTCATCATCCATAACAAATGATGGGAGTACAGCATATGAAGATTTTGAATTAATGTTTTTTTCTGACATAGGAAAATTCCTCTTGTAAAATAATTAGGAATTCTTCTATGTTAAGAACTATCTTGTGTGTTTCTTAACATAGCGGAATTTAAAAGTGGGAAAGCCGGTCTACTAACCGGCTTTTTCTGTTTAATCATATATTAAAATTTATTTATTGTAAATCACAAACGATCATCGCATCATTCCCCTGATCGAGTTCCAGTTTGATATATATCTCGGCGTCGCTCTCGACGATTTCCAGTAGGTTGCACTGCTGCAAGGAGAATATATCTTGAAATAAATTATCGAGTTCGCTAGTATCGTCGCATTCTTCCACCAATTTTGACAAATCAACGAGATTACTTCGCCTTTTTTGCCAGAGGGTGAGATAATTTAAAATGGCAATAGGGCAATTTTCAAAGCATCTTAATAAAAATTCATACGGCGGATAATCCTTCATCAAATTTACTTAATCCTTTGTCTTGGCCAGTAGTTTGCTCCTACTGGCCTTTTTTATTTAGGGATTCATATACATAATCATATCAATTATTTTCTTCAATCATAAAATTCTTGTTACATTATTAAGGACATCCTCCATTTTTATCAGGCCATCCTTTATCAGGTATATGACTTGGGCCATCAACATTTGGGAGATGTTTTGATTCGTTTACTAGTTCGTCATCCGAAGATTCAATTGTCGGTTCCAAGTCTCGATATCTAACCGCGCCGAAAGTTATTTGTTGGATTTTTTTGGCAAGTGATAACTTCATATCATTTCCTTTGCGTAGATGATAAAGATGCTTGTAGGATATTCCTAAAGCTGATGCAAGGGCATATGGGCTTATTTTGTTAATATCAATATATTCATTTAATCTCATATTTTTTCTCTTTTTCGGTAATTTTCTGTTGCGTTAAATCTTAACCAAATGGTAAGATGGTGTTATACCGATAAGGTAACAAAACAAAAAAAAAAAGACAAGGAGAAAATAAGATGACCACACAAAAATACAACAATAGCCGGTGGACTTACCAAGACGATGAAATTCTTGTCACTTGGTGCAAAGGGATAAAGCAATGGCAAGTTTCTTCAACAATTACTTTAGGTAGATGGGACTTAACAACTAAGGCTGCTGAATATTCAAATATTGAAAGCTTGAGAAGATGGTATAACATCCATAGCGAAAAGATGTCTGCAAAGATAATTGCTGAAGCAATCAAAAAAAATTAGGACAAGGCAAAGGACAAATGCTAATTAAAAAGACAAAGGAATTAAAATAATGAGCAATATACAAGAATTAATTGACACAGCCGACCGGTTATGTCAAAACATTGATACGACAATAGAAAATGATAAGAAATATTGTGATGATGTGCTGATGGAGCTTGAAAGGATAAGCTGGTCGATGTTGCGGATGAGGAATGACTTGATGACGATCAAACAATGGGAAGGTGCATAATGGCGTTATATTTCGACAGATTATCTGACCAATATGATGACTGTGAACCTGAATTTATCTGTTATCAGTGCGAAGAACGAGACAAGAAAATAGATGAAGTGCGAGATTTTTTCTCTGGAGTACTTGATCAGCTTTACACACCAGGCCGCTACAATTCTGAGATCATGGAACACTGTATTGAGGAATTATGCGAATACTTAGATATCAAAATGCCGATGGGACGATGCTTGACTGACGCCCCACCAGGTTAATAAAAAGGGGGCTGTGTTAATCAGCCCCCTAGCAACCCAAAAAGTCAAGGAGTAATCACATGAAAGATGATTACATTTACACATATAAATTAAATCAATGCCCTTTGTAAAGGGAATTCAAACAACAAGGACAAATATGAGTTTTTTACCATCAAACTATGTAGCACCAAAATCAAGCTCCGAAAGTTATGCCAAATTGCAACCAGGCGAAAATCGCTTTAGAATCCTATCAGCCTCTATCCAAGGATGGGAGGACTGGGACAACAAAAAGCCAATCAGATACAAATATGATGAGAAACCATTAACATCAATCGACCCTAAAATGCCAGTTAAGCATTTCTGGGCAATGATAGTCTGGAATTATAACGAAGAAAAAATACAGATATTGGAGCTTACCCAAGCGACAATTAGAAAGGCGTTAGAGAAACTCTGTAAAGATGCCGATTGGGGTGAGCCTTACTTTTATGATATCAAGATATCCAAAGAAGGCGAACAGAAAAATACAGAATATTCCATCAGCCCATTACCTCACAAACAAGCCAGTGATAGGATTATGGATGAATATGCTGCTAACCCTTGCTTTTTGGAGGCCCTATTTACTGGGGAAGATCCCTTTGACAGTAAATGGCGTAATACCACCCAAGGAATATTTATTAAAGCTGATATCAAAGCACCATCACCCGACATCAAGCGGCCAAGTGATCGCCAGATCATTGAAATGAATGACCTATTGGCATCATCCAATAAGCCTTTCAGAGATTCTATTTGGGAAGCCCTACACAAGAGCAATATTACAAAGCTTGAGGAATTATCAGTCGATTATTACGAACGCATCCTGAAGGCCGTACGTAAGGAATTGGCCAAGAACCCAGTTGAACAACCAGTCAATGACCTACCCTTCTAAGGAGGAAATATGAAACAAATCGCCTGTTCCCTTGATAGGGATGAGTCCTTTGTTAAGGATATGATGGGACTTGATTACGATCTGATGATGATCGAAAACGCCCAGTCCCGCTTTGAACAACGCGAAGACCCAGATTGGATAGAAACAGTCTGGGCCTGGCGCAAGGTCAAAGAAGATATGAAGCTGTTGGAAGATAGCGAAAAGGAGCTGAGGGATCAGCTTATCAAGATGGCCAATAACCGAAACGCTGCTGGCGGTGGCGTGAAGGTCGAGCGTGTTGTCAGGAAAGGTAACGTGGATTTCCATAGCATCGACGCCATAAAGAATATGGATCTTGAGCCATATAGAAAACAGGCGACGGCCTATTGGAAAATATATTCTGATGATGTTACATAAAACAAAAGACACTTTTTAAGGTGTCTTTCGAGTTCCTTCTTCCTCATTTGGAAGATGAACAAAATGGCTATGTGGAGGACTAAGTCAACATAGCCACGACCAATTTGTCGATGCCGGCAAAATGGTCTATATCCCACCTACGAGAAGGTAGGTGGGATTTTTTTCCTTATGTAAAGCCGCTTTACATTTATGTAGTTCACTTGCCATTAGACGACTGATCCTATATTTCACTTTTTATTTCTAGACGATTCATCAATTCATCTACTAATCTGACAATTTCCATAGGTGTAAGACGCATTTCTTTTATACTTGGAGCTATAGACAGATTTAATACATCATAATTTTTGAATTCTGTTTGCACATAGCCTTTCCATATGCATGATATCTCATCATTAGTAAATTTTTCCCAATCTCTAGTCATAATCTCTCTTTAAATCGTTTAATAATATTTGCCTTGTCATTTCCCACTTAAGGACTGATCTTTATTCACAACATCCATTTCGATATGAATATTTGTATCTCTAATTAAAGCTCCACGCTGTACCTTTATTTCAAGTGCGTTATCTGTCTCAATCTTCTCTAGATCGTCGGCCATTGGGGCCAAGGCAGCGCATCCCTGTAAAATTAAGGGAAGGACTAATAGGTGTTTCATATTATCTACTCACTCTTATTTCAGCATTTGGATATTCTTTACAGTGGAATAGAACGTCATCGATAAATTTAATAAATTTTACAATTGTTCCCCATCCATTACTAGGTTCATATTGTTTATAATATTGAGAACTTGTCTTTAATTTATCTAATCCATGTTCTAATATAGGAATAATTTCTTTTGCATATTTTAAATTATTCTCATCTGGTCTCCAGAGACATTCATAAATTTTTAGATGATTAGCCATTTCAGCCAAGTTGTGTGTTATGTGTCCATGAAATAAACAACGCCGATATTTTCGTATATGAACATGGTCACACATATCACATTTACATTCTTCTTCTTTTTCTTCATCATCCAAATAAAAGTCCAATGACATTAACATCCCTTCTTTTTCATTTTATCCATCTTTTTATCCTGTTTTTTATCAGCCTTCAAAAGTTCCTTAGTGCCTTTCAAAGCGGATTTCTCCTTTGCTTCGATCTTCTTAATTTTCTTGTCCATGATAATGTCCCTTATATGAGTTAATGTTCGTTTTATTTGTCTTTATGCGCTTCCAAAATTTCGATTACTGCGGAAATGGCGGCGTTCTTGGCATCTTTGTCTTTGATATAATCCTCTTCAAAGTGTGATAATAAACTTTCAAGATTATCGGTCACCTGTCGGAATTGGGTGATGTGTCCTAATGCGGCAAATAGCTTATTGAACATTATTTTTTTCCTTTCTTTTTCTTTTCCTCTGAGTAACCTATGGCCAGTGCTTGGCTCTTTGAATTAACTTTAGGGCCTTTTTTAGATCCTGAATGCAATTCGCCCTTAGAAAATTCTTTCATCGTCTTTTTAACTTTGTCTACCATATTTAATTCCTTTGTTATCCCCGTCACCATATCCAAAATGGACAAGGGACACAACAAAAATTTTAATTATTTCGCTTGATTTTATTGCGTATGTTTATATATAATTGATGGTATACATGAGGTTATTATGATAGAACGATCTAAGATAGTCTGTATCAGGATGACGCCAGACACCCACAAGGCTATACAAAAGGCGATGCGGAAGGTTGAAGGTCAACATATGACCGGCTGGATACTTGAGGCTGTCCATGAGAAACTGGAAAGAATGAAGAAATGACGGATTTTTTTGATAAAGATCTAAAACAAGAATTAATTCCAAGTTATGAAAAATCTTTATTGAAGATCTTTGATTTTGAAGGTAAATGTCTACATAATGCTCGCCAGTGGGAAAATGGGATTTGTATGTGTAGAGTTTGTGGAAAGGATGTAACTCCACAAAAAAAAATGAAAGGATGAAGAAATGATACGAAAAGAAAATTATACATCAGAATGGAAACTTGAACACATGGGAAATGGCGCATGGATTAGTGAACCTGATAATTTTGAATTCTATTACGAAGGATTTAAATGCCGGATCAAAAGGATGATAGCAAATGAAAACAGCGGCCGTTTTTTTGGAGGTCATCTCTGTGGTTATGTGATGATTCCAAAAGACCATCCTCTATTTAATAAGGATTATAGTGATATTGATGATATTGATGTTCATGGTGGTTTAACATATGGCGAATTAGAAAATGAAGATGAATATTGGATAGGTTTTGACTGCGCCCATTCAAATGATATAGTTCCAAGTATGATGGAATTTCGAAAAATATTTGAAGTGGAGTTTCAGGAAAAATATAAACGAACTCCTACTATATTTAAAGGAGAATATCGGACATGGGATTGGGTAATGGAGCAAACAAAATCACTAGCCGATCAGGTTATAAATTTTAAAGGATGAAGAAATGACCGAATTATCAAGAAAAACATTTGAGCAATTAGTCGAAGAAAAAGCGGGATGTATTGAATTTTCTTTGTATGGTTATATTCGAATTTATGAAGATGGTGAAAAAAGCTGCCAATGTAAGGATTGTAAGTCCATGGATATTTTAAAAGAAATTACAGAAAAAAATAGAATTGAGACTTTGGAAAGGATGGTTGTTATAAAAGGGCTTACAGGGAGATAGTACAAGAGCTTTAGCCAGATAGTACAAGAGCTTTAGCCAGATAGTACAAGAGCTTTTTTTTTTGAATAGCTCCACAATATAGTGTGAATTAATCTTAGATGTTTCTGAGTTCAACGGTAACGGTAACGGTACTAGTTACCCGCTACGCCGCCCCCGCTTAGGCGGGGCAGCTCGCCTTTGATGATAATGAATTTCCATAATCACGAGATAAAGAAATGAAAAATCCCTATGAATGTAAAGACATTGATGAGTTGCGTGAAATCGCCTTTTTCTGGATGCAAAGAACCAATAATATGACGATAAAAAGTCAATGTTACATCGACATCCTTCTGGAAAATGGCATCGATCCTTCAATAGGAGAAATAATTAGTCGTATGAATGGGAAGGTGGGGAAGGTGAAATATGAATGAATGTGACACCTGCGGACAGGATGATGCCAATTGCAAATGCTATTTGAATGAGATTGAGAATCGGGTCATGTTCTTGGAAGCTGAATTGGATAAACTGACTGATGTTGTCGATAAGATGGATGATTATTTGCTTCAAAAAGCTGTTAAAGAAATTTCAGACAATCACAGAAAAATTATTGATGATTGGTGTATAGAAAATAAAATGAACTGGATAAAAGTATCTGAAAGACTTCCTCCAAACAATCATTACGTTCTAGTGATTATTTATGATGACAGACCAAAAGTAAAAATGAATTTTATTCAAATTGCCGAAAGAATGAATGATAGTTGGTATGATGATTATAACGGTGAATCAATTCTTGATAAAGGACGTACTGTTACTCATTGGATGAGTTTGCCTGACATGCCAAAGGAGCCAAATGAATAACCTCCAACTGGAAACTGAAAAGCTCGCCCAGAACCATATCAAAATCACCCCCGCATTTGTTTGTGTGAAATTGAAAGTAACGCCACAACATGCTAGGGAGCTATGTGAATATGTTTGGATTAAAACTGCTCGAGAGTATTTTATATGGCGTTGTTTTGGGAAAACTGAAAAAGAATTTTATGATAGTTATTAAATTAATCATTTGTATTGACAGTAATTAGTAAATTGAAAAAATAAGTTACACTTTGAATAACATAACCTATCTTATCGGCCCATAAAGGAGAATGTGAATGAAGAATCCAACTGAAAAAGAAATTAATCAAGACAGCAAAAACGGCCGTCAAGTACTTGAGATAAGGGAAAAGATCATTCATCTTATCAATGACGAATATGATAAATATTCCTGGGATGGCTTAGACAGGCCAAATACGATGCTATCTCTTCTTGTTTCCTCTACGGCATTAGTAATCGCCTATGGGACTAAAAAAGAATACCACAAAGATGTTTTGCTGAGTGTATTAAAAAACCTATCCAAGAATGTTAAAGGTATCGCCAAGGAGAATGATTTAAATGATGGAATGGAATGATATCAAAATAAAACAACCAGATTCAGAAAAAGAAGCAGGATGGTATGTTGTATTAATAAACAGAAAACCCCATGTCGTTTATTTCGGTTTTAGAAATTGGAATAGTCCTTGGCAGATGCCTAATGAATGGCAACAACCGACGCATTATATAAAGTTGGATAGTATAAAAGATTTTTGGTCGAATTATGAATCTATGGCAATAATGGATTAATTATGAAAAATGCGATTTAAACGCTTCAAAGAGGAAAACCCATGCGTAATATACTTATAGCCCTATTCCTAACGCCCGTCGCCTGCTTCGGGTGTAACTGTGAGGATCTGGAAGAAGGTGAAGTTAAACAGTTATGTGAGTTCTATTGCGATCCAATAATTGAATTGGATGGGCATCTATGGCGTCCCATCCTGTTATTACATCATCCCGATTGCCCATGTATTAAACTTGATAAGCCATCTGGAAAAACATAAATGAATTAACTGTATTAGCCAAACTTAAATTTGTTGCTACACCAGCTGTGGCTGTTCCCGCAACATTTGCTGTAAGTGTATTCACCTTTCCTTGCATTGTTAACATGGTTGTTCCAACAGGAAAATTTCCTCCTTCCTGAAGATATGATCCTACAGGAAAAAAGTTTGATTGGTTTTTTATTGTAAATGGGAAACCACCAAATAAGGCGTCGCCTGTTCCTGTAGCTGCGGAAATATTTAAATATCCCCAGATCGTTACCATATTACCAATTCGAGTATAATATCCTTGCTGGGTCGTATAAGTTGTCGTTCCTGCTACTGATGCTCCGACCAGTGTCGGAGTCCATGTTCCTGTCGCATAATTGGTGAGTATGTTTGAATTGTCAAATGTAATACCATTTTTAGCATATATTTCAGAAACGGGGGCTAAGGTAATTGTTGATGTATTAATCAATGATGATGAGCCAGTAAAAACTAAGTCAGCTTCATTTAAAGTACCTAATCCAGTAATAGCATTAGTATTACTTGAATTTATTGTATCTCCATAGGCATTAACTGTTGTTCCTGTTCCAACTGATATTGCTGATGCAGTTCCACTCAAAAGGGTACAATTTTCAATTGTCGATATTCCTGATCCAGCAGTCGTTAGGCATATTGCATTGCCTGTAGCATTATTAATTGTTGATCTATATGCTGTTACAATTCCTGTTGATGAAGTTGTCAAAGGCATATTTATGATTGAATCAAAGAGATTTATACTACCAGCTGAACAGGTTGTTGATGTTGTTGAGATGCCGACGTTTGAAAAATAGGTGTTATAAAGATTTAAAGAACCATTTGACATTGACACAAGAGCTATTCCAGTAGTTTCAAGATCACCGGAACAATCTCTTAATGTAATATTGGCAGCGGCATTAGTAGTAATGCTAAATGGAGTATTATTCGTCGCTGATATACCACAATTCAGCAAATAAACTGTTCCAACTGTTGAAACAACACAAAAATCATTATTTGTTTGTAAATTTATCCCTTGTATTAGATTACCACCTACAGCACTTGTTATTTTTCCTATAATTGTAACATTAGAAGCAACAACATTATTTTGCCCATAAGACAATGAAACTAGATTAACCTGATTTTTTAATGTTGGATTTTCTGTATATGTTCCATCCATTATATAAATTGTATCGCCTGATGATGCTGATGTAATTGCTGCTGCTATTGTTGTATGAGTTCCATTAAATCCCAAAGGATCGACAATCCATCTAGCTATTGACATAGGATTGATATTTGCAATATGCGTTCCAGCGACCACCGTCGAGAATTTAGTTGCCCCTTGTTCGACGACGTGACCAACAAGCTGGATGTTATTTGCAGATGGAGTAATGGATGTCCCAACATCATCTGACAATGTTTCTAGTGCCGCTCCCCCACCAGCAAGTCCAATGGTGATACTTCCTGGGCCATTGGTGATTGTAACGCCTGTCCCCGCTGTCAACGTATTAACTCGGATATATGGCGCTGTAGCAGCCCCTATCAGCAATTGTCCATTGGCTAATACTTGGGGAGTGCCTGATGTCAGGCTGTTGCCGGTGAAATCAACGTTCTGTGCATATAAGACGGACCCTATTGTACTTGTGTCAAAGCCTGGCATATTACCTACTTGTTGTTAGGGCTTGATAGAATGTTACGGCGTCAAGATTAAGTATGGATGACGCCCCAACTGAATTAATTATATTACAAAATATATCTATCGCAATAGTTGGAATATGTGTTGTTATTGTACCTGCTAAAACATCATCAATATAAAAAGAAACTGATGTCGCATTGGCATTAACATCAATTCTGTAACGATGCCAGCTTGTATCAGCTGCTATTGTCGTGTTTGTTGTTGTAAATGTAGAGGCATTAGAACAGACAATTTGCCATTTTCCTGCATTTACATTATCGATATATGAAAAATAAATTCCATTATTAGAGCCAGAGGATGTGCTAGTACTATCACCAAAACCACAAGTAAAAAAATATCTTGTTCCTCCTGTAGATAAAACCGGTACTTGTAAGATCATTTCTAATGATATAAGACCTGATCCCATCACATAACCATAAGTAAACCCACTAGGGGAGCCATTACAAGGGGAAGTTAATGTGTTAACTCCTGGATGTCCTGCGATTGATGAAGTTGTGATCCCTCCAGTAAAAGTCCAATTATTTTGAACAGAATCATTAAAATCCGTGTAATACCATATATACTTCATAGGTGACAAATAGGTAGGATTAGTGCCATCTGATCCAAGTGGAGATCCATATCTTGTATTAACAGCTAGTGACGAAATGACATTGGATGATGACCCGTATAGCAGATCACCAGCGGCATTTGTTGCAGGATAGGTATTTGTTGTAAATGATGGATTGGCTGCATTACCACCAGATTGTAAAAGCTGCCCTGATGTTGAACTTGGTCCGATTGATGCGACAGTATTTCCAGCGGCTCCGACAAGCGTAGCATATTGCGTCGCTGTTCCTGTCAACCCACTACCGCCTGATGCAGCGATTGTTATCGCACCATTGGCATTTGTAATGCTTATTCCTGATCCTGCTGACAACGTAGCTACTCTAATATGAGGCGCTACAGCCGATCCAATCAGCAATTGACCGTCTAATGTTACTTGGGGTGTACCTGAAGTTAATGAATTACCAGTGAAATCAATATTCTGACAATACAAGACTGATCCGAGTAAACTTGTATCAAATCCGGGCATTATGTCGCCTCGGTATATGTCAATGTAGCGACCCAGTCAATTACGAAACCTGCTGCACCATCCGATACGCCTGTCACAGTGACAAGGGCGTTATTACCACTGACAGCTATTAGGGCCGTTACACCAATCAAACCAGCTTCTTCAAAGTGGTCGACAACTTGTGTCGGTACTAATACCACTGCTGCGCCTGTCGTCCGTACTGATCCTACAATTGTAAATCCACAGCCTAAAGGCGAACCAATACCCGTTTTGGCATATCCGGCAATTACAATATCAAAGGTATAGACACCAGGAATGGCGCCTAGTGGAAATGTGATGACATTGGCCGATGTCGCTCCTGTTGTTGTAACTGATCCTATAGCCCTATTTGTCAGTTGAACAACTTCATTATTAGATCCTGTTGGATTGGCGATTACCGTTATACCATTGGTATTATTGCTTGTAGATGAACCACCATTGATATTAACTATATTTGCAGCTGGTATGACAGTTCCATTATCAGTAACGAAACTTGTAGGCACATTTGGAGGAACAGGTCCTGAAGTTGTATTATTTATCCCAGCTTGGCTCATTGTCTACCCTTGAATTATATATTGAGATACCAAATACACCAATCCAATTGAAGCAGCACCTTTAACCATTATCTGAGTCCCTTCGGATAAGGCAGGGAAGTAGCCAGCTACCCCCACCTTACCTTCGTCATAAAGCCAAAAGCCATTTGCAGGGCATATATCCATGTCATTGATACCATCCGTTGATATAACCACATCAACGGTCGAACGATTAACCATTTTACAAATATATGAAGGGAACTTCAACGGTGTTCCTAAATTCACATATACTCCAGTAAATGTCGCCGAATCAACGCTACGTAATACTTCCCATGCAATTCTATTGGTTTGACTCATATTAATCCTTTACTTCGTCAGTAACTGGCAAATCTGTTTTTGGCATTTCCGCTTCTTCTTTGGCTTTTTGTTCGGCCATCTGAGCATCGTATTGGGCTTTTACTTGATCTTCTACTTGGCCAACATATTTTTGCGCTTGAAATAGAATCTCCTTTACTATTTGAATGGGTGTGTCCATGTCGAATAATAAACGCCCTGACTTTTCTCCTACTACAAATTCTAACTGTGATATATTTTTCAGCATGATTTTCCTAATTGTTAATTTAAGATAGTACCCAAACGTTGATTAATACGTTATCGCCAGCACCTAATGCACCAGCACCATTGTTTTTGGTGTGTACAATTATTTGTCCGGCTGATTGTGTAACGCCCAAATAACCCATACGAGCATCATTTGTGGAAGCGTTAAGGTTTGTTACAGTAACAATTATTGCTGAAGTGGTCAATATTTTACTTGATACAATTGTAAAATCTTGTGTACCTGCTGAGGCGGTAGTAAATCCTGTCCATGTGGTACATAATACACGGCTATTCAGCGTTACGGTGACTGTCGCTGAGGCTGTTGATGCTGTATTAGGTGTGACGGAAACGTTACCCGCTGTAGTTGAGCCAGTGGCCAAGCTCATACCACCAGAACCCGATCTTAAGGTAAGGCTTGCAGCCCCTGTCAAAGATCCTAGGGTTACAATGTTGGCGGCGGGATCAGCAGCTAAATTTACAGTTCCAGCAGATCCAACTAAAGCAAAGGTACTTGCTGCTGCCTGTGTAATGGTCATATTACCCATTGCGGAAGAGCCAATATTCACTACATGAGCTGCGCCTGAACCAGTGCAAATATTAACAGTAGCTACGGATGTTGCACCGTTATTAGATACTAAATTGAAGGTTGGTGTTACGGTTGTAAAGGCACCACTCAAGATATTTACGCTGTTTGTACCACCTGTGAAAGCATTATTGAACACGTTGAAGCTGTTTGTTCCTTGAGTTAAAACACCATTTAAAGCGGTGATTACTTGGTTACCCGCTGATCCGACACCATTGAGTAAATTCAATGTCGTTGTCGCGCCAGGTGTCAAACCACTCAGTATATTTACAGTTTGAGCAGCTGTTGAAGATGTACCAGAAGCAACGTTTAAGGTTTGAGCTGTACCAGCAACACCATTCATAATGTCGACGGCAGTTAATCCCGCTGTAGAATCAGCAATCGATATTTTCCCTGTTTGCGCTGCTGCGCCAATTGTAATGATTTGCGCTGCATTACCTCCAAGTCCAATGCCAATTGTAGCAGTAGATCCGCCTATAATGGTGACGTTACCGCCAGCATTTGAACCGATTTTTGTAACGTGAGCCGCCGAAGTCCCTGTTCCGATATTTGCTGTACCGATAGAAGTTGCTGCACCACTAAATAGGTTAAATGTTGCTGCTACAGTTGTAAAAGCACCACTAAACAAATCGATGGCGTTTGTACCACCGGTAAAAGCATTATTGAACACGTTGAAGCTGTTTGTACCACCTGTGATAATGCCCCCGAAGAATGTCGAGGTATTTGTGCCTTGTGTAATCGCTCCGCCTTGGGAAGCAAATACTTGGTTCCCAGCAGATCCTACACCGGACATAATATTCAGCGTCTCACTAGCTCCTGGCGTTGCGCCTGTCATAATATTGACGACGTTGGCTGTTGCAATGGAAGCAGCCGATCCCAAGTTGATCGTCATACCTGCAGTTGTAACGTTACCAATAGATACGATGCCTGTTGCACCTGCGCCATTAGCAATTAATACGCTTTGTGATGCACCTGATGTTGATCCTAGAACTAGATTTCCTGTTTGGGCAGTTCCTCCAATTGTCAATGTTCCTGTAGTTAAACTTGCTCCTATTGCCGCTACTGTACCAGCCGCAAAGTCCAAGTTAAAGCCACCTGTACCGGATAATATGGTAGTCGCACTTGTTGAAGTAACCGATCCGATAGTGATAGTATTAATGGATGCCCCACTACCTAACGTGATAGTGTTCGTTCCTGCGCCATCGGCTATATGGAGGGTATTTCCTCCTGTTCCTGTGGCGATATTAGTTGTATTGGCCCCGTTACCTATTCCCAAATTCAAAGTATTGGTCGCAGAACTGTTACCTAATGTTATTGCGCCTGTAGATTGTGCTGTACCGCCGATTGTAATTGCACCTGTTGTATTAGCGGCAAACATTGTCGCTGTCATACCTGCAACTGATGTAAATACAAAATTGCCTGATCCAGCTTTTAGAGTTAAGGAAGCCCCTCCGGTTGTACTACCTAGGGTAACTAGATTGGCTGCGGCATCGTTCGCAATTCCGACGGTATTTCCACCACCAGTTAGTGAGAAGTTTCCTGCTCCTACCGCTATTGTAATAGCACCAGAAGATCCCCCGATTGTAGTAGCTGCTGTGCCTGTAGCATTTAAGCTGACTATTCCAACAGAGGTTAGTGCTGTAGATGTTACAGCTGCTGGTGTTGTAGAACCAAGCGCAAAAGGAACGGCAAAAATTGCTGCTGCATTTGATGGTGTAAGAACTGTATTTGTAGAAACCGATCCCGCTTGTGCTTGTGCGTTTGTCGCTAGAAATACATAACCTTGTTGAAATGTAGCCGCTGGAACGCCGGCTCCTACTACAATGGCTGAAAGGGCTGTAGCGACATCATTAGCGGAAGAGACATAACTTGCACTTGGCGCACCACCTGATTCCGTTTGTGCTAATGTCGCAAGAAAGACTGTACCTAATGCAGTCGTCGTTGCTGGACTTGCGCCACCTATTGTCCATGTCTGACCATTGTAAATATATTCCACTGGGGGCGTTTGGCTAAAGTCAAAGAATTGTTGGCCTAGCAAGCCTTTAAAGCTTGCTGGTGGAGAGTTATATCCCTGTATTGGTTTAGGTGCTACACTGATTAATCCGCCAATCCCATATGCCATGCTCATATATAATCCTTTGTTAAGTTGTAATCAGAATAACAATTAATTTGTATATGTCAAATTAAAATTTTGAATTAACCTGGTTTGACAATTAATCACATATATGGTAAAATAAGGTCAAATGAGGTTAGATATGGAAAATGATATTGATTTTCTGACAATTGATGAATTCGCTAATAAACTGAATATTCATTCAAATACCGTTCGTCGATGTATTAAGAAAGGTAAAATACAAGCGATCGACATGGGTAATGGGAAAAAGAAAACCTATAGGATACCTAAATCAGAGATTCAACGACTAGCATTATTTGATCTGAGAAAAGTAATAGAAATGATTAAAGAAGGAGAAATATAATGAGTAACCCATATTTAGAAGAATCTAGGGGAGTTGCTATTGATAACATCATCCACGAATGGAAAAAGGATTATGGCGTCGAACCAACTCAAGAAGAAATTGAAGATGAACTGGAATATTTATGTGAAAGGTATAGGGGTTAATATGATTTATTTTATATTTTGGTTTTTTGTTGCATTATTTATTCACTTTATAATATCTGATGGAAGTGGTCCTGAATTAAATGATCATTAACCTTCTTCCTTTTTCATTTTTTCATCTAAAGCACGAAGGTTTCTGAGAGTTTTTGGTATATTTTCTGCTGTGGCTTCTTTCAAAACATTACCATAATATTTCGCCAAAACTTTACTATTTTTGATTCTATTTAACACTTTAAAAGCTTGATATCCTGAAGCTGCAGCTACTGCTCCAGCTGCAGTAAGTGGACTTAATTTTGTAAGTCCAGCAACTCCTGTTAATGCTCCATAACTGAATAATGTCGATACAGCTTTACTTTGTGGTATGAAAGGAATTTTTTCTTGTAAGAATTTAGTAATTTTATTGCTTTGTGCATATGCAGCATATGCTTCATTTGAAGCATTATGATATTTGTAAAATTCTGGATTAAATTTATTTCCATATTCAGAAAGAGTTTTAATTACCTCTCCCTTTACTTGATTCAGATTTCTAATCGCTGTAGGTTTATATTTATAAGGAACCTGAGAAGAAAATCCACCTAGTTCATCTATAGCCTCATTAATCGAAGGTCGATATTGTTCTAATGATTGAAGATCTATTTTCCCATTTTTTATTTTTTTCTGCAATTCAGATACTTTTTTAAGAGCTTTTTTTGAAGATGGTCTTGATCCACCTTGTAAAAGAGTTTTTTTTAATGCAGTTAGGGACTTGTCTAATCCTCTAGCATCTACTGAAACACCTTTTGGTAGATTCTCTCTTGCCTTAGAAAATAAGGAATCAATGTGAGCTTTTACCCCTCCTTTATTCCTTGTGGCAAGATCTAAAGCAACCATTGTTCCTATTTTTGCATAGGATTGTGTTTTATCAGATGATTTCCCGTATTTGAATCCTTCTTTAATAAGGTTAGCGACAATTGGAATTCCAATATTTCTAACAAAACCATATCCACCAGCTCCTGGAAAAGTCATACTAACTATATCTGAGGATAATTCATCAAAGTTTTCTTCTGTTTCATTTTTAGCTTTTGTATAACCTTGAGAAGCTTTTTCACTGTATTGTTTAAGTTTTTGTGAAGTAGGTAAAATATTTTGTTCCTTACCAAACACACCAGATATAAAAGAAGCTATATCCCCTGGCGCCCCTAGAACAGATTCTCCCATTCGGCTTAATGTCCTAGCTTGATTCCTTTCAATATTTCGTTCTGTTTCTTCTTCGCTTTCGCCTTCAAACTGCGGATTTTGTTTTTTTATCTTTAAAGATGAGGGTAAGGGCTTTTTATTGGAAAGAAAGGGTTCTTCTTTCATTTCAGATACAGGATTTTTCTTTAATCTGAGAGAAGATGGGAGACTCATATAACTTTAAATCCTTCTGGAAGTTTATCGATTTGTCTTTGGTCAATTTCATATGTTTGGCCATCTGGCCCGATAAGATCTATCATTATTCCTGATAAGTTATCGGATGTCTCCATTTCATTTTTATCGTTTATTTCAAGATATTCATCATATAGTTTTTTAGTTTCTTCTTCGATCATCTTTTGAGCTAATTTGTCCGCTTCTTCTTGAGGTATCCCATTTAATCCATATTTTTGATATATCTTCTCTAATGCTTTATCATAAATAGTGTCTAATTTGTTGTTGATTGCCAACATATTTAAAATTCTTTCACGCCCTTCGGTTGTGTTTAATAAACTCGGAAATTGTTTCATATAACTAACCAAGTCGAAATTTGTAACTCTAGATCCAAAAGTATCTTTTGCTCTATTTTGGAATCTAGCTGTTTCCTTAACCCATTCCTGAGCTTCTTTAGATGCCAATCCGGCTATTTGAGCTGCTCCGTATATTTCCCCTGTCTCAGGATTTATTATAAGTTTTTCAAATCCTTCAGGAAGTTTTTCAGATTTATTTATTTTTTTGAGATTTTTTATCCCTAATTCATCTTTTGAATTGGCTGCCAACTTCTTTTTATTTTCCAAATAAATAGGTGAATTTTCACTTCGCCATGTTTTTCTTTGTTCTGACCAATCTTTTGGAGTATATCCAGCTGGTCTTTTTGAATAATCAGGCCATTCAAATTCTTTCGGCAGTTTTCCGTTTTTCAATTGCGGTATTGTTATTTCATCATTATTTGCAGGAATTTCTGGTGGCTCAACACCTTCTAGCATTTCTTCAAGATTATCACCCCTCAATACCGCATCAATACCATGTTTCAATAGTTCTGTTTTCCCGCCTGTAGGAGCCGCTTTCCATATATTGGCAAACTTTTCACCAAAAGTCTTTTTTATATGTCCAAATGATTGATTTTCTAAAAACTCATCTTCAAGTGTTTTTTGTTTTTCATATTTGCCTTTTAATGCTGTTGCCAATAACTCTTGACGCATTTTAGGATCGTTAGTCACCGTAAGATCAATGCCTAATTTTTTAGCTGCTTCATTTTCTTTATCTAAATTTTGATTATGTTCTTGTCTTTCTTGTTTTTGTTTTAAATATTGAGGAATAGCATTAGCAGCATAGTTTCCAAGACCTGCAAAAGCCTGTCCAAATCTTTCTGATGTAGATGGTTCTCTATATTCTTTTAATACTTGAATCATAATTATCTCCTAATATGCCCCTGCGTAACCTAATCCTCTTCGATTTCCTCTTGATTGCATTCCTGATGCACCTTGTAACATATTCCCTGAATTACCCCAGTTATCCCAATTGTTTGGTAGATTGGCCATTCCTGAATAATCCATCTGGCCTCCTTGTTCGCCATTAAAGGCTTGCCCTACAGCATTGCCTGCTTGAAACCCTGCCATTGCCCCCGCTGGCCCTCCCAAAACACCTCCTGCAATACCTCCAACAATTGGAGCACCTCCTCCGATCAACTTTTGCCAAAAGGATTTTTTCTTATTAGGTTCAACGAGAATATTTTCATATGGGCGTTGACTTAAAATTTGATTAGACATGGACATCATGTCCTGAATGGCGTTTCTTTGTAATTCTTGGCGGCGTGATTGTAGGTCTTGGGCAAAGTTAGATGTCGCTTGATTTTGGAAGTTTTGAAATCCGCTTCCTCTTCTAGCTCCCATCCCCATTCCACTGAATCTAGAGGCGTTTTCCCCTTGCATTTCGCCAAATTGGCGCATGGCTGGGGCTTCCATCTCATTAAATAGGGATTGGTCTCCAGCTGCTAGACGAGCGGTATAGCTGCCAGGGGCTACATTTTCAAATCCTCTTTCATGTAGTTGCATTTGCTGGGGTGTATAGTTTTGTACTCGTTGTACATTATGTCCCCCAACTTGCGGACTCCTAGAATTTTGCATCCCATATCCCATAATTACCTCAAATTTATTTTAACTATACCTGAGAAATCCATTCTATTACAATAAAACCAGATGTTAATGCTGGAGCGCCTGCTCCTGCAAGAAAGTTAATATTCACTGGATCAATGTAGAATGTCCTTTGTCCAATAATGGATACATTACTAGCAAATATCAAACCATACCAGTTTTTCCCATCAGTAAATTGCCCATATGCATTAGCTATTTGCACTTGTGCTAATGGTATTCCATGAGCAATGTCTGTCGTTGTTGTAAAATTATATACTTGTCTAAGTGTCTGCTGTTTTGTTGTTGATCCTGTCAAAAACCATTGATTGCCTGTTACAATAGGAAAATTTACTGCATATATCCCAATTGTCTTTTCATTGATCCTTGTGGCCATTTCAATATATGTTTTGTCTACTTCCTGAGATAAAACATTTGAATCTTGATTAGGAAAGTTCCTTTGACGAGGTAGATAAGGTGTATTTTGTAGATTGGTTGTCATGCAAGATGGGGCCCTTTTTCTACTGTAAGATGGATACCATGTAAGGTAATTTCGTCAGTGGCATATGTGAGATTGCGCATTTGGGCATCACTTAGGGTGAATCCTAATTGAATAGAGTCACCTATCAAACTTGTATTACTTCGATGCCATATCTGATATTGTCCTTGGGCTGTAGGCATTTGTAGATTAGTATTTGCCGGAGAAAGACCCAGATTAGAACTTTCTGGACAGGTATAAAGAGTTTGAGAATATTCTAAACCACTATTTAATACGCCTTGTGAAGGTACAATATTACCAGCATTCCAAATATCATCAGGGTCTTGGCTAAGGTTAATGTTTAAAGTTATTTGGGAATTGGCTGTGTAGCCCAGAAGGTATTTCTGAGCTTTTAGGATGCACTTTCTTCCCTGATCCCAGTACATAGGAAATTGTTTAGTCTGTAATAATGGCTGTATCAATCTTGTATATGTGCCAAGACCTAAATATGTATTTGCCTGAAATGGTATATCAACAATAAAGTTATTGGCGTCTATTGTCTTTGTTACGAGGCCAATTTTTCCATTTAAATAGGGGTTTGTGCCTATTGAACTGAGGAAATAAAGATAATCACCATATGTACCTTCTTTATTTGATCCTGCATTGACACAATGATTGATTGATGTGATCTGAGTGAATCCAAAACCATCATTGGCGATGGCTGCTATAGTTCCTGATGGTGCTTCACCTGTCCCCTGATCCTTTATCAAAACAAAACCCTGTGGATTTCCTGCTATTATTTGAGGGAATAAAGCACCACCAGAACCAGAATTCCAAGGCTCTCGCCAGTTAGCCCATGAACCAAATTTCTTTCCGATACTTGCCCATGTATTTTTTGTCTGTCTTCTGAATGTTCCATGATGGGTAAAGTTTTCCCTAAATATAGCCCATGTATTTTCTCTATAATTAAAGAAAAAGGATTGTGTAGGATATTTCCAATTGCTGCTTTGTAATGGATAGGAGAAATAAACCCACTCCCTATAGAAATCACGAATGGCATTAACTCTATTTTGACCATTATTTAGATTTTGTATTTTAAATACTGAATCTGGGGTCACTAGATCAATCCTGTCGCATGATTGTTGTGTCGTTAGGGTAATCCCATATGTTCCTATTTCTATCGCTCCTGCGTCAAATGTAAGGGCCGAGAATGTACATGATGAAGGTAACGCTGAATTGATAAGATAAAATAGAAATGGTTGAAGGTCATTGCCAGTATATAAGAACCTTGTCTTTGTTCCAATACCACCAAATCCAATTAATATGACATCTTCATTCTTTGTCACTGACATTATCGGTTGTGATATACCTGCTGGAAGGTATCCGCCATATCCTGTCTGATCGACATAGTAAGCTTTAACATTGGATGTTTCTGAGTTGGTAGTATTGGTTGGAACGAGTGAATTGTAATAGGGCGTTCCATTCCATGACCATAATACAGTATCTTGAAGGACTATCACCGATCCATTAGAAGATTGAATCTGAGGACGGAAGAACAGTAACCTGTCTTTTGTCGGAATAATCGCTAATGCCCCAACTAGATAATATAATGCTGGGTTTTGATCTGCTATACCGACAGTCAATGCTGTAAGTGGAGGAGCGAAGTTAACCCATCCTAAACCTGTAACAGTAGGCAATCCGGTTCCGCTTGTAGGATCACCATCATACCATTTGATCCCATCCTGACCAATAATACTATTGGTTAGCAATTGCGCTATTCCAGTGCTAGAAACAGTCACATTATTAGGAAATGTCACTTGATATGTTCCTGTAGCAGCATTTACAACTGCTGATACATATCCAACTAATCCGTTAATTGTCGATGAGCTAGGCCATTCATTAAACCATAACTGATCGGCTGTTGTAGCTGTTCCGGCAACTAATGTTGCATATGGAACACTGTTTGATGTAAATGTAAATGTAATGACTGATGTTCCCGTTCCAGAAACATATGTTCCATTGACAAAATGCAATCCTGGTTTGTCATTCGTCACCCAAAAAGCCGATTGATAATTTGTACTCCAAAACTGCTTATCATCGGTATTTGACCAATAAAATTGATTATTGGAATACTTATAATAATCTGTTGTATAATAAAAAGGTGTAGCTGATGATTGATTAATTTGATAACTATAGATTGGATCAAAACTTTGTTGGATAGGGAAATTGGCATTGCCTATATTTGGAATAACGTCTTCTAAACCTAATACTGGAAGGTTTGGATAATATGAAAATGTACCTGTCAATGGTCCAACACCACCACCAACAATAGTAATAAGTCCTGTGGCATAATTAATTGAACCAGATCCTGCTGGAGTCCCTATTAATATACCATTTGGAGTTGATGGCTCTGTATATGTATTTGCTCCTACTATTACAGATATAGTGCCAGGCGTTATACTACTATTTGCATCTAAAGAAAATGTTGTGGCGGATAATCCTTGTGTCCAAGGGCCAGTTATTAGATTTCCGACTCCTCCAATTAATGTTAAAGGGCCGTATTGCCACGGTAATGTTGGTGATAATACCGATTTAATTTGTACTTGAAGCCTAGCTAAAGTTGCAGTCCCACGCTTCTTTTTCGCTCTTCCTCTCCACACAAAGAAATTATATAGGTTTGGGAAAGCGGCATTGTCAATATTAAATGGCAATATATTATCGACTTGTCCCTGTGGAAAATTGCCTATATATATTTGATCGGGCATCTTTCCTCAACCTTGTAAGATAACGAAATTGACTGATAAACCAAGGAAAGCACCACTTTTGGGTGTCAATGTTAATGTATTTGCGGTCGCTGCTGCTGAAAAGAATTCAAGAAAACTTCCTGATGTTACTATAGGAATAAATGTGGTGGAGTTTGTAGCTCCAACAGTTAGATTTATAGTATACATTTTTGTAACAGAGCTATATGTAACGCTAACGATATTGAATCCATTAACTACTGTTACTGCTCCTGTAACTCCTACAGTTAAGAATGTCCCAAACGCCCTAATCGCATTTAAGGGAAATACACCATTGGCATTAGCGAAAAAGTCTTGGGCAACTGGAGAAGCTGAGCCTGTTGCCTGCTGTGCTGTCATTACCCCGACAATAGTCTGTGCATTAGCTGTAAAGGCAATCGCGGTAGGATCAACAGGTAATGATATAGGTACATTCTCACTAAAATAAGTTACTTGTTCATGAAATCCATTTCCTGTTTGACCAGCCAAAACGTGATCGACATTTAAATAATTTGAGATATTGGCGAAGTTTTGTTCCATCAATGGCTGATCATCAGCTGGATCATTAGGGGCATTCGGGATATTAACGTTAATAGGATAACTCATGTGCTTCCCCCAATATTATTGCCTTGTTGCGCCTGATTCATTCCATGACTATATATTGTCTCTGTTCTAGTAGCTGTAAATTGCCTTTGGCTTCTCTTCCAAACCAACATTTCCTGTTCCCTAAATAATCCCTCATAAAACATAAATTGTTCGGTATCGCCTGTATCAGAAAGTATCTTTCTAGCTGCTCCCCTCGCTATATATTCCGCCATATAACCAAATGGTATGGCTTGTGCTGTATTCAAAAATGCCGAAGGAGATAGATAAGCATCCAATTCAATAAGCCATGATTGACTAGGGGGTGCACGAAGTGTAAGAACATTATTATAGAATAATATAGTTCGTGGAAGGCCAGACTGGAAAAATAAGCATTGTGCATTGATTTGGACGCCCGAAGGTATAACCACAGGGAAAGTAACATTGGCAATGCCTGTAAAATAATTTACTGTATTGGAATTAACGCTATAGTTCTTACCATCGCTACCCACTGGCAATATAGCATTTCCATAAGGTGCATTGCCTGGTGTCATTAGCAATCCATAGTTGACATTGCCAGAAAGGAATTGTCCACTATCTGTCACACTGACAGAAGCACCTGTCCCATCTGTTGTAGAAATCCAAATCGCAGGATCAACGCTTGTCGTTGGTATTTTTAAATTCAATGTCGATACTATAGGAGGGTCTTGGTTGTTGTTTGTGGCTATGATACCACTCATATCAACATGTCCCCTTAGCAAGTATTCTATCGGTGGATTAACTGGAACGGAGTTGTTAGGCATAACTGGGAAGTTAATAGTATAGGGGCCAGCTGTTCCATTACCTAATAACACATCCTGAAAATATTGTGGAACATTAGGATATATTTGAAAAAATCCATTACGCTGTGTATGTAATGTGGCGTTTACTCCACCAATAAATACAGGGGCTAAAAAACCCTGATATACAGGATACATGCCTACATTCTGTCCCCCTTCAATCTGAAGAGAATATAAAGGCATATTATACCTGTCCACTCCTGCAACAGTCTGAAAGGCATATTTGGTTTTTAAATCAAATAACTGTATCCGAGCATCAACATCAATCATCCAAAAACGATTTATATAATCAATAATCAAAGCGTCTGTAATAACAGCATCTGATGGACTTTTGATTATGCGACGGACGTATGTTATAATGTCGGATAACAAGTTCATTAAGCTGACAATGCTCCCATAAATACGGATTTACGAGTACTGACCGGAACACATGTCAATCGATCTACGGTAGTATCCACAGCCATTTGACCATAGAATTGACCTACGCCCATCGAATCAATTACTTGTTCCTTCATAACCAATCTATGATAGGTTTTCCTTCTAATTTGCTCTGCCAAGTACCTTGGACCCCATAATGGCTTGTTTGTTGGGACGACCCATTCTTCCGCTGGCATACCTGCATAAGGCAATGTCCATATTGTAATGTCTTCACCAATAATTTCTTTGTTTTCCGCAATGAAATGAACATATTCTTTATCGAAATTATAAGCCTCTCGATAATCTTCATTGAATTTGTTTGGTGTTGCTATCGTCCTTTTAGGTTTTAGATAGATATCAGGCTTTTTGGCTATCTCATTTTGAGATAATTTTGTTTGTGGCTCTGTTTCCTGTCTTGGGGCTTGATTCATCCTATCCATTGTCATTTTTTTGACATTCTCATCAAACTGTTGGAATTGTTCCTGAGCTTTGTCTAACTCTTGTGCTGCCAGTGAGTTTTGAGCTTTTGGTTTGTTTTTCGCTATATCGTTCATTTTTTACCTATAATGGTGATACGTTTATAAAACTGCCGGGAATAAATGTGCCTTCATTCATATTCCCATTTGTATTTATGGCTCCGGAATTAATTCCGCCTATAGCCAAAACCTGCGGTAATGTCGTCGCTAATGATGACACCAGTGGATCAAACTTAGTTGAATCAATATTTACCTTTATCTGATTTGGATTTGGTATCGATATAACAATCCCCGATAATCCATTCAGTTGTCTACATCCAAAACTAGGGGGAATGATAAACCTTACCTCTTGTCCAATGTAGTAATTATTATTATTTGTTGTCGTTATCAATGTCGTCAAGCCTAATCCAATGGCTGATATAACAAATCGACTGGGATTGTAGTATTCTGGATGAATTGGAACGTTGGAATATAATGCTACAGGACCTACTATCGCTGACATAACACCTAAAGGGGTAGGATTTTATCCCTACCCCTAGTTATATATTAAAAATTATTAATATACAATATTATGGAATACTTAAATCGTGGATAAATGCTCTCCACTCGATTAAGTTACCATTCGCACCTACAAGAACAGCTGACGTGTCAGTCACACCTGTTCCTGCACCAATAATAAAGCCTTGGCTTGTGTTATTGGCAAATGCGTTCTTAATACCAGGACCATTAATAGTATTAACCTGTGTTGTACCAATTGGCACATAGAATAATGGAGGATATAACGCCCCACCACTATATAAAGACCCACCAGTATTAACATCACCAACAGCCACAACTTGAGCAGGCGTTAAGCCTACCGATTGTGCAAATGTTGGATTACTGTTAAAGGCTGTATAAGCACTAGAGTTAATATTAACAACGAAACTATTATAGCCTGATACAGATTGAACATAACCATACATTGGCGATCCTGGAACCGTAACGTTAGGTAATGAATTAAGCTGTGTAGTTCCCCAAAGAGCAGGAATCCTAAAGGCTACTTCTTGTCCTTCTCTAAAATTATGTGCACTTGCAGTTGTAACAGTTGTAGTAGTGCTTAAAGTAAGAGCACTAATAACCGATACGCCTGGGAAATACAAATAAGGATAGAGAACCTGTTTCACTGTCGCTGAAGCAGGAGAACCAGATAACGCAGTATAATTTGACTGGTTAGTGTTCCATGGAATTGTGAATGTGGTTGCACCTGTTACAGTAACTGTAAATGGAATGCTGTTAATTTGTGGCATACCAGTTGTTGATGACTGGAACAAACCTTGAAACACAACAACATTACCACTAGCCAAATTATGATTTGCTGTGGTTGTTACTACAGCAGCACTCGCCTTGGTTATCCCACTGATGTTCAATGTAGGGCCAAACTGCAATAGCTGACCTGCTGCAAATGTTGTAATACCACCAGATGCTGATAACACAGAATCGGTAAGCAATACAGGTGTTGAATTGAAAACTTCAATCAATGTCACGTTAGCAGGTGTGCTATTAAGGAAATTAGGGTCCCATTTAGCAAATGGTATACCATGGTTAGCTGGCGTAATCCATGCTGATACGTTCGTCATCTCTACATAATCTGGCTGAAATGGTATTTGTACCACTTGTGCCGCTGCTGTAGATGTGAAACTACCTTTAACCATTCTTGAATATTCAGTCATAATTATACCCCCAAGTTTGATTGACGAGTACATAATGAGATCCGAACGGCTGTATCTTGTGTCAAAGCTTGCGATTGGGCAAACTTGATAGCTAAGGTAGCATTCTGTGCCAAAATACCAGAGAAGTATGGATCACGATAAATCAATTTCATCGAGAAACCATCCTGATCAATATGTGTTACGGCCTGTTTACCTACTACAGCATTATAATACACGTCGGCAAGTGTGCCTGCGCTATTAGCTGCCGCATTACGTGCCACTGGTGCTTCAGAGCTGGTTAATATACGGATATTGTATATAGAACCATATTCCTGTGGCAACGCAGAGGCATTACTTGGGTAGTCCCATTGGTTCTTAAATCCAGAACCAACTAAGGAATCAAAGTCAGGCTGTAGCTCTGTTGATGCCAACATGAAATAAGCTGATCTTTGTGGACCTGTACCAAAACGATCCATACCTTCAATACCTGTCATAAACTTGAAGGCATTGTTGCTGTCTAATGTTGCTGCTAAAATACTAAAATCCGCCACACCGTAGTTCGTTGGATTAAATCCATTTGAACCCGATCCAGCATTGATTTCTGACGCTGCGGAAATAATATAATCGCGCAAAATCAAATCTTCAGCCTGGCGCATGGCAACCGCTAAACGGTCTCCTACCCAAGCTAAAACGCCCTCTTGGTCTTGAAGGATTCATTCTGTTACCCCACATTGCTGTGTGGGCTGGTCATTTCTGCCAGCCTCTTATAGTCGCCTATAAGATCAGACTATCGCTTGCGCCCGAACACTTTTTGGGCGCCCCATTCGTTTAGTCGTTGCGGGTGAATAACCGGTCACATCGACCCCATTTAGTATCTTGATTTGAATGTAAAATTCGTAACGTTTTTTTATCATTTCTTGTGTAAATGGAATACCGATTCTTACACCTTTTGGCCTCGTACATTCTTCCAGAAATTTCAAAGCTAAATGACATTGAGGTTTTTTTAATCTTAAAAAAGGTTCAAGTTTTAAAAGAACTTCTTTTACCTGTGCCTGATTTCGAGATTGCCATCTATGCATTGCTCGATAACCTTTATAACTTTTTTCTGGAAAATATTGTCCTACCCCAAAAAAATCATGATATCTACGAACACTTTTTTCATCATTCATACCAAGTCTAACTAACACACCATATCCCATATCCGAACAGTGATTGGCTATCACATATTTTTTCGAATACCCTGAATTGATGGTTATCGTACCTTCACCGTCAAAAAGACCGGCTAGATAAATTAATTCTTCCCTCTGATTGTCTTGCATAATGATCTCCTTCATGTTGATCCGTAGATATAATACATGAAGGCTTCATTTATCTCAAGAGTTCCCAGCTTTTATTAGAACAGGTTTAAAGCAGGCTTTCCTTATCAGACACCTGCTCGTTGATGATACATCCCGTCGCAATCATCAACTATTTTGGCACGGGTTATGCAGCGAGTAAATACTCGTCTACACTATGCTGTCGACCAAAAAACGCCATTTGTGCATCAATGATGTCACGTTGTGGCACCTGTGCTGGTGGATCAATACCGCTATTCCCCAACTGAATAGTTGGAGGTGTTAACGCCCTAGGGCGCATGAAACGACATGTAGTACCGCCATTCATTGGCATAGATACTTTGTCGCATATTGTAATATAGTTGAAACTGGCAGTTGGGACATATAACATTGCAGGCGCAAGCGACTGTAAAATCATTGGACCCAAATTACCTGTATTCGTAATTTGACCGGACATAGCAACCTATTGGTTGTATGTTAATGGGTGATATGATGATCGGTAGACGAGCCTATTACGTCCGTTCTCGACCATATCTGATTGTGGTTGCGATCTCCACTACGCGAATGTCCATAACGGCAGGACTGGCGAAACTTTATTTTATCATGACACAAATTTATGTCAATTTTAATTTGATACAAATTTGTGTCATCTTTTAGATTTTATGTTTCCCAAATACATTGTCTTTGCTGATGACGTAGTAATCGACACCTTCGATTGTTATATTATTCTGTCCATAGTGGGCTAGATAGATAAGATCGCCAATTGATAACCCCTCTACTTCCTTCCCGATAGACAATACCTTCCAGTATTTTGGTAATGGCTCATGAGTCGGGATGAGTAATGAAGATTTCTTTTCTTCAAATATCGGCTGTACTACAATATTCTTTCCAATTGCTTCTATCATCCTAGTCTTAACCTCGCTTTTGTTTCTTGCATCTTCTCATATGCCGCTTTCTTTCCTTGTGGGCTGAAATCCCCTTGAGATCCTGCATATGGTGCTGATCCGACGCTTGTCGGCTGGTAATATGGCCCTTTCCTGTTGGCATCAACCTTTTCTTGTATTGATGGCTCTTTTGGTGGGTCCTTATGTAGCCCTAATGCCTTGATATTTTGATAGACGAGCTTTTGCCTTTCGAATCCTTCTGGCATTCCTAATATCGTCTCTGCTAATTCTGGATCGGCTTTTGCAAACTTCTCAGCATGTTTCAAAACATCATAAAAGTCTTTGTTATTATTCAACCAACTATTCTTCCTTTCGTCTGATATAGCCGCTTGGACGGCCTTTTGTATTTCCGATTGCGTTTGTTGCTTTGTCTGTTCTCCGAATTTAGCCAATGTCTTATTTAATTTTTTATGATCTACATAAGGCTCTGGATCATCTTCTGGCTCTTCCTGCCTTGGTGATTGGCGTTGGGCTAATTCCGCTTGTAGCCGTTCCCTTTCGCCTCTTTCCGCCTGTAACTGGCGTTCGTATTTCTGTTCAAGCATCCTAAAATTTAGTTCTTTATCTGACGGAGCTTGATTTGTTTGGGGATCTTGTGACATTATAGTTTTTCCTTTAGCCATGACGCTGCTATGCGATTCGTGATAAGCGAATTATACTAAAATTTAGATTATGAGTAAATAAATGAAAAAATATGTAATTTTTTTTGCCAATACCAGATATGTAATTAAGGCCGATTCAATTTTTGCAAACTTCTCAGCTAAATTAGGTGGTGATATAATCGAATTTTATATAGGCACTCATCAAATTGCCAGTTTTAACTTTCATATAGGATGGGCTGAAGTTTGTGAAGATTAATAGACTAGAAACACATGACAGACTACAGCATTTCCATGCGGATCAATCCGATAATATTAATCAAGGCTGTTCAGACTGCCTAAAGACCAATCCCCTTTCACTTGCCTTACAAGAAAAGTCCCCTTATATCTACATCTTTGCGCATTCCCGAACATCCGATTGTGGAACTAAACAAAGGATGATATGGCAGCCTAGAATATCAAAGCCCAAAGCACAGACTAACTCTTATCTATTCCGTGCTATATCCAAAACAGATAATGTGGAAATATGTTGGATCATACCACCACGAGAACGCTGGAAACAACATAAAAAAGGGCAATTGTTTGAGAACGACATTATAACTTGGTCATGTGACTTATTTGACTTCAACAGACAGGAATTAGAAAAACCTGCGCCTGATGATCTATCCGAACAACAAGGGCAAGCTATCTACAAACAGGTTATTGAAGATCATAAAAATGAATTGGCTTCTAGGAGATTTAAGCCAGAGATTTTGGCGGCTTTTTGAGTTTGTTTTTACTGATTGCATTCATACCCATGCCCTCTTTCACTCGTCCAATAGGGTTTTTAACGCCTGAACCGGTGAAACTCCCCATCCCTATCTTCTTATTGGAGGTGTTATTCTCTTTTAAGCTTTTAACTTTTTTCATTAATCTTTCCTGTTTTCATTGGCATCATATCACTTGTAGCTTTTGCAGTGCCTTTATGGCCAACAGGCTGCTTATGTCCTACGCCATAATGCGACCCTTTATTCACAAAGTCACCTGAGCGCTCATCATAAGGGTACTTGTGATCCAATGGCTTCTTATCTAATTCGTTTTTAAATTTCATATATCCTCGTTATAAAATAGCAGGAGGGGGTTTCACCCTCTTTCCATCGGTCTTTAACCGCGTGCGTCCAAGCTTCCGCCTCTGCTAAAAATTAATTTCTATAAGCCGGTGGCTGAACATGCTTCTTCATTTTGCTTTTAGCCGCTTCCTGCTGCGCTTTAATCTTATCAGTTGTGTCTTGATATTCTTTCAAAGCACCATCGCCCTCGGCTGATGTCTCTACTTTAGTATGTACGCCATCTGGCAATACTGAGTTCTTCCCTTTGCCACCCGCAAAGAAGGAATGATCGCTTATCTTTCTACCTGACATATTATCCCCCTGAGCCATGTGGCTCGGTTAAATTTTTTTTTATACCATCTGCTCTTGTTGTTGTAAAGGTGCTTGCTCTTGTTGCTGCATCGCACCCATACCAGCTCCTAGTATCTGTTCTAGGAATTTGTTTGATTCTGTACGCCTTTCAACATCCTGCTTTTCCATTTCTTCTATTGTCCGAACATTTGAAGCTTCAATATTTAATTTGTTTTCTGCATATGAAGTCTCTATTTCACCGAACTTCTGAATGTTCTCTAGTAATCCAGTAAGGGCTAATTGTTTCTCTTTAAGCGTCATCGCCTGATTGCGCTGTATCATTGATATACGCTCTTCAAATAGGCCAAGGTTACTTTCACTACGTGAATGATCTTCCCTAGCCCTAGCGATATTAGCCAATGCCTTAGACATGAGTTCTTGCAATTTGGCATGCTCGAAGGAATGGGCAACCTGCATCTGTTCTTGTTCATGCTGTGCAGCTTTCTGTTCCTGTTCCTGTAGGAATTTGACCACTTCCGCTTTGCCCTGGATATTCATGTCTTTAATTATCATACTGGCAGGTATTACCTCACGCCCGAACGCTTGATTGATATCCATCATTTGCTGAGCCTGTAATGTCCGCTGGGTTGGTGTCAATAATCCTTCTTCAACAACCGTCTGATACTTGGCGAATATCCTAGAATAGAAATGGGGTGATGGATCTTGCCCTATCATCAATGATACTTTGGCCGCATTCCAGTTATTCAAGGCATATTGCAGCATCCTTTCACCAACGAGCTGTAGAGCGTAGTCCCATTGGTCAAAGTATTTCTGGAAAGGTAGTAGATTGGCCGCTTGTTTGATAAGGAGGGTAAGACTGGATATCTGCTTATCCTGTTGCCCTGACCAGTTTTCTAGATCTATGCCTGATGTCTTGAATATTAGGTCGGACATCTGTTGCGCCAGGGCAAGATCTGATTCTGGTACGGCAGATGGTATAATCTTCTCAACATCCGTCATTTCATATCCATCATTAATAATGACGTCGTATCCTTGACCTGATTTTTTTAAATTGTCCTCATTAGCAACAGCCCCTTGCTTACGCTTCCATCCATTGTTCAATGTGGCCACAGCGATATCGTTATTATTAATGATCTTAAAATTGAATAGGAATTGGCTTGATCGCATGGGGAATATCAAAGAACGAGATCTTAGGTCATTTTGACTAATATGCGGATCATAGTTCCATACATTAGGTATGAATGGACATTCTGGACCATCCCATAACGGATTTTCACCATTGAACATTAATTGTTCGTTTAATACTACTGCCACTTTCCAGCATGGTGCCATTACTGTCACTGGTTCCAAGTCATCAATAGAATATAATATCTGTTCTAATTGTGCTTCACCACCAGCAAAATCAAAGAATTGATTTCTCTTCCTTGAATAGAGTCTCTTTTTCTTCTTTTTCCACTTGTACCAAACATATGATAAGACCATTAGGTCATTACGGGCCATGTTATAGTTTTCGGGAAGGAAATAGAATGATCCGTAACGCTGAGGAGATCCCATCATTGGCTTGATGTCTTTAACCTTATCGGGAAAACGCTCTTCAGCTTCAAACTTGCTAATATATTCCTGACACCAGACAAACTGAGCATCGGACATATCCAATTTTCGGAAATATGGATCAACTAGGAAGCTATTGTATTCCCAAATCTTTAATTTTAGCTGGCCCTGTGCAGGATCATCACCAGTAAAATCAAGATAAGGCTGTATAAGGTTCATGCCTGCTACAGCAGATAGTTCACATGACTTGGAAAAGTCTTGATGTATCCCCTCTTTCTGACATGCACCCATCATTAATCGTGTATATTCATCTGTCGTCTGAGGATCTGCTCCGTCGGCTGCTTGATATACAATTGACTTTCTATGCTGTCTTTGATGCCCAGTGACCATATTAACAGGCTGTTGGACAAGATTGAAGTAATATTGCTGCGCTGTAAGGCCGGAAGTAAATGATAGATTGCGATTAAGATATGACTGATTACCTGCATAAAACAGCGTATCAATATTTGACTGGTTCCAGCGGGATTGCTCTACAGGTTGAAACTTACTATATAGATTGTCAAGCCACTGACGAACATTCCCTTGATTAGGCTCTACAGCGTTATTCCAAGGGGGAAGATATAGAGCCATTATACCTCAATAATATATTGGCCCCATATTACCATTAAACATTTTATTAATGCAATATCACCATGATATTAACTTTTTTTTCTTTGTACATGGACACTGATAATGATCTGCTTCGCTTTTTAATATGATTACTTCCTTATGGCAATTGGGACACGTCAAGCTGATATGTGGATTGACTGGCGCATTCATCTGTTCTTTTTCTGTTTGAAGCATTGACATTAACCTATTGATTGATTCCTTCAATGAGAAATACATTTCTTCTTTTGGTCTGTGTCTTAACTGTTCGCATTGAATTGTTAATATGCGTAATAATGTAAGAACATAATCAATGTCGTATTTACCTTTCTGTAGGGCAGATAATTGATTGTCAGTTATAATCACCCGATTATCATCTTTATCAACATCCCACTTTGCCTTTATCTTCTTAAATGATTTTGGCACTACTTCAAAAGTTGCTTTGTCTTCCAAATCGATCCCTTTGGTATTCTGTTGGATTATGTTTATATGGCTCATATATACTAACTTTGTGACTATGCAAACAATACCTTAAGCAATCCATTAAATGATCATCTTTCTTCAGCGGTTCATCATAGCCTTTCTGCGCTGCTTTAGAATCCCACACATAGCTTTGTATCTCTCTAATTGTATCTTTGCATTCAGCTAATATATATAGATTCCCTTTCATCATCTCAGATGTCATGGTCATGATTCCATTCTTAACATCGTTATTTGCGTGGACTACATGCAATCCCAGACGCCTAAGTTCCAAGTGGAATGCCTCTGCGCTGGGGTCAATATACAAACTCCGTATTGGATATGGTTCTAGGAATTGTTGTATATCAGATGCAAACTCTGAGGCTACCTTCTGTCGCCCAGTTTTTTTCGGATCCCAGAAATATTCTTTCTCGACCCATAATCTTTTACCTGTCTGGGTAAATCGTCCAGTAGATACGCCAATGATAAGGCACGCAAAAGCATTAGCGCTTCCGTAATCGATTGCCGCAATGTAATATTCGGCTGCCGCAGGAGGTCGATGTAACACATGAACCTTCTCATCGAAAAAGTCGAAAATGGCCCCTTCAGCAAGACACCAGAGGCCTAGGTAATTACGCTTATAGAACAATCCCGATAACGAATTCTTAATCCGGTCTTTGTATTGTTCATCCACATAGGGGTTATCATCGAGAGTGAAGTGAAGTGAGTAATAGTTCTTGTCCCCATTTTCCGCCTTATCAATCCATTGTTTTATCTTGTGATTAGGATGGGAGGGATTCATCGCTCCAAAACCCATGGAATAGGGCTTAGAAAGCCTTGTATCAATCATATCAATGATGGATTCGGGATATAGCGTCATCTCATCACAATAGACTAGTGAATAGGTGTCGCCCTGAAAACTACCAATACAACCCTCGTCCTTAGCTCCAAGGACAGTTATTGACTTATCCCTGAAATGTAGTTTCTTCCCCGACCAGCTGCAGAATGGGCGAAATATCGCCATCTCAGGACTTTCCATTATCAGCTTAACAACATTGCGCTGGGCTGTGTCGAAGGTATGTCCTACTATATATATTTTACTATCAGGACATTCATAAACCGCTTGCATGAAGCGGAATATTGTGCATACTGTCTTACCAGAACGCACGGAGCCATGAGCCAAATTCCAGTGGGCGTTGGACTCACGCATAAACTGAAGCTGTTTTGGGGCTAGTGGATCAGGCATAAAGGAAAGTATATATGAAAAATCGTGCTAAATGCAAGCTTTGTGGCGATATAATTGAAAGTTTACATGTACATGACTATGTATCCTGCAAGTGTGGTGAAATAGCTGTCGATGGCGGATTGCAGTATTTAAAGGCTATAGCTAGAGACTGGAAGAACTTTCTACGTGTTGATGATCTGGGAAATGAAATTGAAATAACTATACAAGAAAAAGAGCCATCGCCTAAAGAAGACATTCGCCTTCCACCGCCCACCAGAGAAGAGTTAATGACCATGCTAGATGACTTCCTGAAAAGAATAGAGGAGCTTCCGCCTGGGGCAGGTGTTGCGCCTGTGACGCATTATGACATGATGTCATTTGGATTGATATTATCGGCATTATTCAGATCTTTTGATAAGTCTTGAGATTCCTTCATGCAATCCATCATTGACTTTATTAATGGCTCGTATTGTTGACTTTCAATTGTATCACTTACTTTCCCTTGACCTAACCATTCTACACCTAATAAAGAAAGCATTCTACTATCGCCTTTCATTGCCTTCTCATATTGTTTGGCTTTAATATTTCCTTTTCCGCCCTTGTGCATTAGCTGCGAATAAATCGGAAAACTTTCTCCATATCTATTTTTAAAATGTTTGGCGAATGTTTCATCATCCATTCCTAATTCGCCATATATTTCTATAGCATTACAGCCAGCTTTCATTTTCAATTCGACAATATCCCAGTTTGGAATCTTTTCAGGTCTTCCTAGTGCCATTTTAAATAAATATGTAGAAAATTGATAAAACAATAAAAATAACAAAAACAGCCATAGCGATTATCTTATTGCGTACAAGCTGATCTTCAGGGCATGGAGTTGGGCTTTTCATTGGTGCTGTCATTTTTAAAATCTTTTGTTTGTAGGTATTTCAAATAATATTCATACATCAACTGATCTTTTTGATATATCTCATCGGTAGCATTAAAAACAAATAATTCTGGATGAAGATCGTTCCACATTTGCTTTTTACCATAGGATGATAGACAGCGATAACCATCACCAAAACACCAGCGGCAGAAATCACAGTTAGTATATAATGGTGATCCTTTATCAGGTTCATCATCCTTGAAAAGGGCGTTCCAAATACATCTAAATATGTTCATTCATTCTCCCAATTTTCAATTCTTTTCTTTGCAATATTACAATAATCAATTTCTTTTTCAATACCAATTCCAGAAATATGAAGGTTTTTAGCTGCTATTAATGTTGATCCTGATCCAAGGAATGGATCTATAACTAGCGTATTTGCAGGGGCGATCAATTTGAGTAGATATTCAAGTAATTTGATAGGCTTTACTGTTGGGTGAGAATTTTTAACCATAAATTCTTTTTTTGGTTTAGTAAGACCACCTTGTGATCTTAAATTACAAGAAGCGGGAATATCAGCCATCCCCTCAAGCCCAGAATTCCTTTCTTTACTCGAAGCCTTAGCGCAATAGAAAAAACGCGATGCACCACCGGAAGAAGATTCAAATTCCGCCTTCATTGGTGAAAATCCTGAGAACATATCACCACCACCATTAGGCCGTCTGTTCCCAGATCCTGATTTCAATTCTCCACTCTGTTCATCAAGCATCTCCGCCGCACAATACGGGGACCTAATTTCACACCCCGTTTCTTCAAAGTATTTCAGCCACTTTTCTGGTATGTCGCAAGCAAGAACCTTAAGTCTTCGTTCTCCTTTCTCAGTGCTCTCAATTCCTTCAATATTTCCTTGTGCTCTTTCTTGTGTGTCGAATTGTCCATTGCTTCTAAATTCTCCGTTCTGTTGTCGTCCTTCACTCCATTCACATGATGAACAACTTCGCAGGCCAGTAATGGTCTTCCTAATTTCAACGCCATCATTAGGCGATGTTCCGCAATCCCACTCCGCTTTGTCATTTGAATAGCTATTTCCTGCTGATCTTTCGGAAGACTCTCTAGGTTGATATAGCGGTAGCCTCGGCTCATCCAGTGTCCCTTGAAAGCTGGATTCTCTTTCCCCTTTTTTACTGGTCGTTGTTGCATTTTTTGGATTGATTCTTTCTTGTGTTTCTTTCCCCACATAAAATGTTTCTCGCCCTTCTGACGAATGCTCAATTCCTTGTGGTAACATTTCTTGCTGCAAAACTTGGCTTTGTTTTTCTTTACTCGGCTTGGGTAGGTTTCTATCTCTTTTTGGCAGATTAGGCAATTTGTAATCATGAAAATACTCCTTAATGGCTAGGATTATATCATGAGAAACATTGTCCTTCAAGAATAATATTCGTTCGTTAAATTCGTCAAAAAGGATGTTCGCGGGCCAGCGGCCTTTAGAAGCATCATAAAATGTATCAATGTTTTTATGTTTATTCCATTCGGAGGATTGATTAAATTCAGTAGAGGATTTTCTTTCTTTTGAATGTAGATTACTTTCAATCCTACACCCATCAATATTAATTCCCCCATTCTCCCATTTCTCAACATTCTTAGCATATGTTCCATCCAATGGTTTCATACAAAGCAAGATCGGTTCATATGCTGGTTTTAATGCTGTTCCATATCCTTTTAGTCCGAAATGGTTATGGGATTTGGGAAAGCCCGAACCATAGACATACATTAAACAATCCCTAATCTCCCATCCAGCATCTTCAATGACACATGTTAATCGGTGATAGGTGCGAGTCCCCCCGAAGAATAGGCCCATTGTCCCAGGCTTACAGATTCGCAATAGTTCTTTCCAGTATTCAATCCCAGGTATGCCATGATCCCATGATTTATTCATGAATTTGAGGCCATAAGGGGGATCTGTCAATACACAATTAAAATGATTATCAGGATATTGCTTCATTACTTCAAGACAATCACCTTGGATGACTTGTTGGGTGTCTGTCTGAGGGAATAGATCCAATTGTGCGTTCATAATGCACCTCCACAATGGGGACAGGATTTTTCTTTCTTGGGTTTATCTTCTGATTCATCGGCTGCTATACCTTCAACGTCGAAGTGTAGTTCATCAGCTGTAAAGCCATATTCAAGTAAATCTGGGACATTGAAACTATTAGCAAGTATATCATAATCCCATTCGCCATGATTTCGATTTAATCTAACCATCAATTCATTAATTTCATTATCATCCAATAGGACATCAGGCACCCAGCATTCGACTTCTTTGACTTTATCTTTCTTGAGGATTTGATAACGCTGATGGCCTCCGATTATACTACCATTCTGATTAATGATTATTTTATCGATATATCCGAATTTATCCATCGACTGTTTTAGATGGCGATATTGATCGGATGTTAATTTGCGTGGATTTTGGGGATGGGGGATGAGGTCTTTGATCTTCCAAGTAACGAGAGTCCAGTTGATTTTGGTCATCTATATCCAAATAGTCAATAATATTCATCGCTATTGTGATCCGTCACAATAACGATCACATTTAAGGGTCGTTATTCAAGCAGATCACAATAGTCAAATATTTATGATAAGTCAACTTTTTATTTTGTATTGTGTGATTTGGCTATGTGGTGTAAAGTGCTGGAACTAAAAAGGTGTATATGAACGCACTAGCTATACAGTTTGATCTATTTGAGCCTATTCCAACGGAATTGGAGATGATGGCTATGGATATCAAGGCAATGAGGGAATCGCAAGATCGCGTAAGAAAAAAGCTGTTTGCCGAGAACTCGGCATTGAAGAAGAAGATAATGGAATTGGGATATCTGGAACAAAGGCTTGAACGATTGGAAAAGAATATATGCAAATGATAATAGAATCTAAAAGAGATCCGGATTTCGAGAGTGACAAATTGATTAATGCAAATTTCTGGATAAATACAAACACAAAAGAATTATTTATATTAAGTTATATTGGATGGATTTCTTCATCTTCAAGAACAAAAGATTTGGAACAGCGGTTGGAACGATTGGAAAAGAATATATGTCAGAAATAAATAAAGGAAAATCATTGATTGATTTTCTTGAAGTTTTAAAAAGCTTGACACAAGATAATATTAATCATATTCAAGGCTTTGAAGGCTTTGAACCCAAAATTAATAATAAAATATTTAAATACGACATTGAATTGATGGCAGTTCAAAATTTAATCAACTCTTTTGATTTTCACGATGAAGATTAATCTATATTGGATAAATATTTAATTGAAGATAAACAAAGAAAAATATGTCAGAAGAATGGATAGATATTCGCAAAGGTCTCCCAGGAGGAATAGCAGGTAAATTCCAAGTGAATAGGAGTAATGGAGAGGAACAGGAAGCCTATTACTATCAAGATGCAATGGGCTGGGCTGCTTTTTATGGCCATCCTATTAGTCATTGGTGGGATGCCAATCGGCCTAATGAAAGGCTGGATGATGTTACTCACTGGAAGGAGATATAAATGGAATATCCTCAAATTTACCGCATCTCAAACAAGCACGTTTATTTTGAGGCATCCAAGTATACATATGACCATAATCTTGACAAATCTTTTCCCATTCTCGTGTTTGTTTTTCTCTATATTGAGGCGTTCCTGCGCCGCAAATAGGACAAAAGTTGACTTCACAATTACAATTCATTTGGTTCGAACTTCCTTATATGATTTTCCTTTTCCAATAAGTTTATCAATTTCTTCATCTAACCTTTTTTTTTCATATTCCAAAAACATTTTATTAACTTTTAATCCTCTATATTCAATATAAACATCTAATTGATCTTCAAAAAAATCATATTTGTTTATCATTTGTTATCTCAACCCTAATCGCATATTCCCTAACCTTGCCCCTTTCCTGGCCATACAGCCAAGTAATGCGCTTATCCCCGTCTTTATGGCCACCTGACTTCGATCCGGGGATTAGGCGAGCAGCAATGTAGTCCTTGATCCACTTAAAAGCCATCCGAAGGTTATCTTCCTCATCAAATTGTCGAGGAGCAATTCGGATCATGGTAATTTCACATGGGAGAATCTCAAGTACATCCTTGGGTAGATGTATATTCAAGAATGTATTAATAAGATCGCTTTGTATTTTATGTCTTTTCTTTTTTACGAATCTATTTTCCATCCCCCTATTGGCCTCGGAGACGATCAGGTCTTTGGTGAGGGGGATGGTGAATTCAATCTTCATTGAAAATCCTTCATATAGGTGATATAGGCAGAGGCTTGGGGATATTTCTCTTTGATGGTTTCCAAGATATCTTCGTTGGATGGTTTATAAACCCACGTTCTTTGTTTTTCCTTATCAAATTCTATTCCGCATTTCAAGGCATTCCAAAGATGAGAATTAATTTTTCCTCCATCCCCTTCAGAAAAGGCCAATATACAATCAATGAGATATTCGGCATGTTCAATGGAAAGGGTGATAATCATTTTCTTTCACCATAGAATTTTTGTCCTGTTTTCCTTTTAAGTAATTTTAACATGTAATCATCAAAAGTTCGTATCATCCAATCTTCTAACTCCTTTGGCATTGGAGACATCTTAGTTATATTGTGATTTTTGGCCCTTGTCTTTGAATTGGTGCGTTTATTTTTGTTCATGGCTGGCTTGGGTCATTGGGGTTGTGCTAGTTCGTTGTATTCAATTTAAATGGGCAAGTCAAATCCACGTTGAATAAGTTCCTTCTTTAGAATCTCTT